ATCTTAATATTTCTAATAGAACGTATCATTATAGCATCTTCAAGTCTAAGTTCTTTTTGAGCTAAAGAAACTTGAATGTTTTGCTCCATCATTTGTCTCTCCTCCTCACTAGGTGCAACCTCTAGAGTTATACCAAACTCATGTATAGACATCTTCTTCATCATATCTATACTGTGCATTGCAGTGTCACCTATGACATTACTATACATATTATGTAGACCTTTATAATTTAAAAGATCTTGCATTCTCATAGATATACACTGAGAAACTCTTCTTGTAACATTTAGGTAAGCATCGTTTATATCTCTTGTAGCATTGTTAGATGCTAGTAAAGCTAACTTCTGAACACCTACAAGTGCTTCGCTAGATGGTTGAGAAGCATCACGTGCTTCATTGACACCAGTTACATCACGAATCATCTGTAGATTATGATTGTAAACATTTATCAAAGTTCCAAAGTCTCTACCTATACCATTTTCTAACTCAGCAATAGGCACTGCACCTGTCATGTTACCCTCATCATCTATACGTCTATAGTATATATTACCAGTTTGATCGTATATTTCTTGAAGCTCTAAAGGAGTAAATGTACCACCATCACCTTTTGATACGTTCTCTAAAGAACCTATCTCAAAGGCTGCACCCTTAGGTCTAGCCTTAGCAAGAACATGTTGTATTTTAAGGTGAGCTAATTGTATCTGATCAGCAAAAGGAATCATTCTATCAACCAAAGACTTACTCTTCATTTTATAAAGGTTAGGTTGATATATAATATATGATAAATTAGTTTCTGATAAATTAGATTTAGATCTAGGCATGTTTTCCATCATACCATAATTAAATATATAATCTGTATTTATTATATACTTACCAGTATAAACTACCTTTACTGTAGATCCTATGTTCTCTCTTTTAGTTTTTGAGTTTTTAGGAGCCTTATAGTTAGATGCTTTTTTATTTACAGAAAAACCACCAAACTTATTTTCTTTCTTTTCGTAATTTAAAGAGTGACTTGTAATAAACTCAGCATCTAAAACATTAACACTAAACTTATCATAATCATAAGTTTCATTACCATTGTCATAGTAAGCTCTATCACCATAAGTCATAGGGTTGTTATTCTTACCTGCATACTCTTTAGCTATCTTTTGATAATCATCTTCACTAAACTGATCTCCAGCTTGCTGCTTAAGGTCAGCTATAGTCATAGAATAAATCTCACCTGCATGTCTAACGTTTTTAAAGTCAGGTTTTGATGAATATGAAGTAATAAGATTAGCAGGGTCTACGTGTCTAATTGTAACTCCTCTAGAAGGAGACAGCTCAATTTTAGAAGAACATAAACCTAAAACAACTAAATCACGAATCATTAATCTTTTAACTTCATCGTAATCGTTTATATCTAAAGTATAATCTATTGCTTTTTCTAATGCTATCTCTACATTTTGTTTGTAGTTTATAGCCATAAACATATCTATCTCTTCAGAGCTTTTAGCAACAAAACCTTTAGGAGCAAGAGGTATACCAGTTTGATCTTCTAGACCTTCTACAAAGTCTTTGGTAATCATGTCAGCATACATCTGCTTCTTTTTATTTAATCTTTCTTCTGCAGCTATAGGGTCTATAGATTTGGCTTTTATATCGTACTCCTGATTAACCATACCATTAACTATAACGTCAACAAACTTTGGTATTATTGATACTGGAGTAAAATCTATATTAAGATAAGCAGTATCACCTTGTACATCTAATAGGTCTTTATACTTACCTATGTCTTGACTACCCTCAGCGTATGCTCTATTTCTAGAATACCTTATCTTTCTATCTCTATGGTAGACATCTGAATTTTTACTATGATCATAATACATAGCCTTAAAGTAATCAAGACCATACTTAATGTCAGCTTTCTCTTCATTCGTAGCTAACGGAGAAGGATAGCCATTTAACTTATCTTTTGTATTATTATACATCATGCCTTAATTCTTTTACTATACATCCCCTTAACATTATATTTTTTTACTATAGGATGTGCTTTTTTTATTTCTTTTTTAGGTTTTATATACTTCTGTGATGCTAGTAAAGCCAATGATGACGATATACTAGCATCGTACTTTGTTCTATTATCTATCTCAAATCTACTCCAATCATCTAAAAGCGTGTTAAAATAACATCTTCCAATCTCTCCTGTGTCTGCATTATAACCAACGTGGTCATATATATATGTTGCTATAGCCTCTGCTTGAGCATTTATTACTGCAGCACCTGATCCAGGTATTCCTTTTGTCTTTTGCTTTCCTCTACTCCACTCTGTGTGCGTCATATCTGGCCTATCCATTAAATACTCATAGTATCCTCTGTTTTCAAAATACTTTAGTATTCCTACTTTATTATTCTCTACTAATATTTGACAACCATAAAACACACACATCTTAATCATGTCTTCGTAAAATATCTCCGCTTTAGGAGGTCTATTAATGTACTCACACACAAACTGCATAGACGCATCACTTGCCATGCTAAACTTATGGAATACATGAGCAGCAGCATCAGACCTTCTACCATCCGTAGTGGTATCATGATCATAAGGGTCACATCCTGCAACCAAAGCATCTGATTTACCAGGGAACTTCTTGTTATACCTAGATGTAATAACATTTTGGTTTTGAATCTCTGGAACCCAAGTAATTTCCCACTTACCTTTTCTGTGAGGTATCCATATAACTTCGCTGTCTTGTACGCCATTTTTCCAAACAAACTCTCCTCTTGTTGTAGGAGTATTATTAACTTCGTTATAATCCATCTGCTGATAAATCCTTTCGACATCAAATATACAACTTTGTGTGTCATTTCTAAATGCTTCCTCTACAGTAAATGGAAACTGTCTTTTAAATTCAGATAAAGCAGTAGTATCATTTTTTAAAGCATCTCTTCTATTTTGTATATAATCTCTAGCACCAGTATCAATATACATATCGTCAATACCCATAACTGGCTTATCAGGAGTATCTATAACACTATATCCATACTCATCTATAAAACCTTCAAGATTGTCATAAGCAGGTATAAATAATTTGTATAAGCCACTTTTTGTTCTACCATTAAGATCTTTTTCTCCCATGTCTGAGTCATAGAATATATCTTTAAACTCTGCACCACCATCTTGCTGTTTATTAGCAGTAGAACCCATCATACACTTACCAACTACTTTTCTACCAAGAAGTAAACATGTTTGAGTTACACTCCAGTTTTTCTTTATAGAGTTTTGACCTGTCCACTTACCAGCTTCATCATGTACTAAAAGCTTAAGCTTCATACCATCGTAACTATTATCAGCAGTATTTTTCCAATCTATTATAGAATTTAAAGCTTCAGACTTTTCTATATGCTTTTGATTTTTAGTAATCTTTTTTGCAGGCTCTCTAAAAGCAAGCTCAACACGAGGATTACTAGAACCATCCTGTATAGGTTGAAAAAAGAATGGGTAGTTTCTGTATATACGAACCACCTTATCTGTAAACATAGTTTTAGCATCAGCACCAGTTTTAGAAAGTAAACCAAAATTACTATCGTAAACTTGAGTAGCTTGATTAACTATCTCACTACTAGCCATATAAGAAAAACCACTACGTCTGTTTTTAAGAAAACACATACCGTATGAGTTCTTATCGTTTTTACACGCTTCCCAAAAAATAAAGAACGTTCTGTTAGCGTCCCTGTAATCAGGGTAACCAACATCTATTTTACTCCACTGAATAAACATATAATGCGATCCAGTAATATAAGTAGGAACACCATTGTTATAAAACCATAAACCATCCCTTCTTCTTCTAAACTCCTCTTCTATATAGTCTACATAATCTGTAGCGTTCTCTCTTGTCAACCCCTTTGGTATATCCTGCCTAACCCATCTTTGTTGTTTTTTAGGTAGGTTGTGATATAATATATCTTTTTTATATCTAGGTTTTTTAGGTAGAATTATATTTAAGTTTTCAAACTCTAATACCTCTCCTTCACTGCCCTCTATTAGATATATAGTATCACTTTTTTGCATACCGTTCAGCAAAAGATCCTTTAAAATCTTTTTTCTCTTCTATTAAGGATTCTCCTTCCTTGATTCTATCTTCAAGGTTTTTTATTCCTAAAAGAATTTCTTGACAGTCCTCAAAACATTCTCTTTTTGCCTTTATAGCCTGTCTTCTTTTAGCGTCATCTTCTTCTATTAAAGGTTTGCCTATCTCTTCTATAAGAAGATCTACAGCTCCCTTACTTGCTTCTATTAACTTCTCTAAAGTTTTAAGAGCATAATCTCTATTCTGCTCCTTCATAAACTGCTAAGACATCAAAGTTACGCATGCGAAGAAGTTTTTGTCCATCTATATCCATGTCATATTCAGAGTTTTCACTCCACATAACTCTGTCGCCTTCCTTAACTCCCTGATCTTTCATCCAGTCATTTATTATAACTGCCTTTCCATGAAGCTCTACTTCAGATGCTGAAGTTTCTAAAAATATACCAGACTCAGTTTTTTCTGGTTCCTTCATTTCTTGCTCCATAAAATTCCATACCCCTACAGGAATATACTCATCTTCTCTTTTAACAAGGTATATCTGCTCTGCAAGAGCTTGATATATATTATCCTTATCAGCATGCTTGACATGATTTGTATCTGTTGCTACAAAATGGTGAAACCAAACTTTATCACCCTCTTGTATTCCAGTTTCTTTAGTGTCTTGCATTGGTGTTTTATACACCGTACCATATTGTCTTGCTAACCTCATAGGATCGTAAGAGGTATCTCTATACAATTCTACACCGTTTAACATTATAGTATCTTCTGTTTCTTTTTCTACCTCTATCCAGTAGATGTCTTTAATTGGCTTCATTTTTGATTATATTTAAGTTTACTTAACTTCGTACTCATCTAAAACAGCAGTGTTGTATTCTATTGCTGTTGGTTGAGAAAAAAACCTTTTCCAAGGTCTTGAAAATTCCTCTTCATCTTTTTTTATATACACATCATACACTACTTGTTGATGTTTATACCAAGCCGCTTCGTCTTGAATTATTGCGGTGACTTCTAGTGAACCTCCAAGCATCTTTTGACCTACCTGATAAGTCAGTCCTTGCTTTAAGTCCCCTATTGTTATTTTTCTTATAATAGGGTTTATTGCTTCCATTTTTATTTAATTTAAATTTATTATATATTTTACTACTCGAATAAATCTCTAGATAGTTTTACATATCCTACTTGAATACCTCTACTTGATGCACTTAAAGCTTGAACACCTACAAAAGGCACTAAATCTATGTCGTCAGTCATAGCTAAAGATTTTGTTGTGCTTATTGACTGAGTTCCTCCACCTGCTGTTGCAGTGGTAACTAAACCATATTGAACATTATTTACAAAAACACTAATCTTTCTATTTTCATCAAAAGATATTCTTAATCTATAGACAGTGTTGGTAGTAACTGTTATTCCTAAGTTTGTTATGTAATCTGTTCCACCTACGCTATAAACAAAATGTAAGTTACCATTTGTAGTTAGAGCACCCAAATCATCATTAGTAGCGTATAAGAAATAAGCTTGATTTGCGTCTGTAGCATAACCACCAACCTCTGTAAGTTTTAATCCAGCCCATATAGCAGCATCAGTTATAGTACCTGATGTAGATATACCACAAGAAAACTCTATTTTATTTTCTGTACCGAAAGGAACAGAAGACCAAGCAGAAGAATCATGACCAGTTGGCATTTCAGTTTCTGCATCTCTAGGTGTTAAAACAGTAAAATCATTATCAGTTGTTCCTGTAACTAACTTAATCCCAGCAAAACCATTAGTAGGTCTTCCTGCATTAACAGAAACCTGATTAGATCCAGAACTAGTACCACCTAAAACAAAGTTTTGATTAGGAGTAACATAAGGATCTATTACAAAAAATAATTTAAATACTTGAGCTGCAATGTCAGTACCATTAGTACCAACTCTAATTTTACAACTACCATCAGCTATATCATGGACCATCACATTAACCATAGCGTTATCAGCTATAGTACCACCATCTTGCAAACTAACTAAAACTTGAGATGTTGTTCCGTATATGTGATCATTATTAAAAGTAAATTCAGCAGTATCTGTAGCAGCTAAGTCAACTGACTGCATTGTTATTATACCATATTTAGCATTTAAAGTAACTGCAGTTGTAGCGTCAGTAGCTTGAGTTACTTGAGCATCTGTTATACCTAAACTTGGAACTTTTTCAAAGTACTCTACAAGTTCAAATCTATCATCTGACTGAGATACTGTACCACTTACTTTAAGATTTCCATCTTTATCAATTTTAACTTTTTCAGATCCATTTGTAGAAAAAGATAAAGAATCCCTAGAGTGATCGTAAAATATCTGACCTGCATTATTTTTGTTTACATTTCCAAAATAAATATTACCAGCATTTGATGCTCCAGATAATATAGACATCCCAGAATCTGAAGAGTTTTCTAAAACTATCTGGTTGGCAAAAGAGCTAGCATTTACTGCTCCTGCACTAACTGATAAAACGTGAAGTAAACCATCAGGAGTTGATGATCCTGTACCTACACCTAATTTAGTTACAGAAACTTTATCTGTAGACACCTTTAGTGAGGTGATGTTACCAGCACCTGTCTCTACATCTTTTAACTTACCATCTGTTAACTCTACAGAAGTTTGTAATAGATTCTTATAAGTGGAGGATATAGATTTTCCTTTTAAATTACTCATTTACTTTTTTCTTATTTTCTCTATAGACCTACCTGCAAAGTAAGCTCCATATACTGTTATTAATAATGTTTGATATATAGGTATGTAGCTTTCTTGAATAACAAAATCTCCTATATTACCATCAAATACTGACAAAACTACAAAAATTGCAGTTAAAAATATACATATCAAAGGTCTAATATTCTTAGATAACCAGTTATCAGACTTCATGTCTGCCTCCCATCGTCTGGTAACTTGTTCTTGTGCTTGAGATTCAGCCTGCATAAGAACTTCCTCCATTTTACGCTTTGCTTCTAATCTCTCTTCCTCAGATGTACTAAGATTGTCTATTACATCTCCAACCTGTTTTACAACACCACCACCTAAAAAGTTTAATAATTTACTCATAACTAAACTAGTTTATAAGCAGTCTTTCCTTTTTCATCTTTGTAGGCCTCAAGAACTTGATTTCTATTCTCTCTCGATTTAAGAGATATATGTATCCAAGAAAAATCAAATTCGTTTATCATTTGATCAAACTCTACACCTGATTCTAACACCCATTCATAAATAACTCTGTTATTCATTTTTCCTTTTTCCCAAAACTGCAAATCCAAAGCTTCACCTTTGCTGTGCTGACTGCGAGATGATCCCCCAATAGCTTTATTGAGTTTCGGACTGCGATAACCACTACTAATACGAATAGGACCAATAGCGTCACGCATAGGTTGAATGAGATTATCAATAAGCCTTTGCATGCTTTCCAAATGTTTTTCAGACATTTCATTACTAATACCTAATCTTTTTGCTGTGTTACTGTGTTCTATCTCTGCACGAGAAAAATTTTTACTTAACCTCATAATTTAAATTTAAAATGCTTCCATTAC